GCAGATTTAGGTAAGGAGGTCAAACTTCTTTTAAACAAGTAATCAATTAATAAATAAATAAATCAAACAAAATGAGTAATTTCGAAACAAAAGACAACAGTGGTGCTTTATTCACTAACAACAAAAAGGCAGAGAATCATCCCGACTTCAAGGGTAAGTGTAGAGTGAACGGTGTAGACATGGAGGTAGCCGTATGGTCTAAGACCTCTGCTAAAGGAATGCAGTATATGAGTATGTCATTCTCTGAGCCATGGGTTAATCCTAACGCACAGGTAGAGCAACCTAAGCAAGGTATTCAAGACCTACCATCTAACGAGGTTGAGTCTAATGGTTTACCATTTTAATCTTAGTCAATGAGTTGGATAGCTAAAGTAGCACAACATCACGACGAGTATGTATCAACTGTGAAGGGGTTTGGAGAGAACTTCTTCGCAGAAGATATAGTACAAGAATCCTACATTAAGATAATGAAATATTGTAAGGAGGAACAACTGATTAAAGATGGAGAGGTTAGAAAAGCGTATATGTATTTCGTATTGAGAAACATGTTCCTAGACTTCAAGAAGCAAAAGAACAACAAGAACAAAGTAAGTTCAGATGTTCTTAACTATCTAGGGGAAGGCATAAGTAATGACCTAGAAGAGATAGAGAAAGCCGACGCCCTTAACAAGATATTTGATAAGGTAGACACGGTAGTAAAAGATTTACATTGGTACGATGAGTTGTTGTTTAAACTCTATAGAGATACAGGTAAGTCAATGAGAACCCTCAGTAAAGAAACAGGTATATCAACCTCTAGCATATTCACAACGTTAAAGAAGTGTAAGGATGCAATCAGAGAAGAGGTAGCAGAGGACTACCAAGATTACCTAAACGAAGAGTACGAACTAATATGATAGTAGAAGCGGATAAGAATGTGTCTTATGAGTACCTAACGAACACACGCAAACTCGGAACTAAAACCGAGGCTTATAGAACAGAGGTCGAAGATTTATCCTGTCCGCTTTATACTTACCATACATTAAGTGAAATAGAAAAAGAAATATACAATGGCAAAACAAATAGTAAGCGGTAAACTAGAAACCGTAAAGAAGAAAAGAAAGGGTGTTCATAGTAAGAACGCGAGTAAGAATCAAAACGCCTACAAGAAACCAAGTAGGGGTCAAGGATAAAATATAAGGGTTATGATTATATTAGGAATATTAATAATGCTAACATTTACAGTAAATTGTCTACTGTTAGTTTACATAAGAGAAGAACAGAAAGAGTATCACGAAATTATTTATAAAGTCCAAGATGACCAATGGGATGATATAACACAAATAAGAAGAGCCGTTAGAGCAATAGATAGGAGAACGAGACGAGAGGGTATGGATAGAACAATAAAAAATAAATAATATGAGTAAGAAGATAGACAAGCGTACAAAAGAGTACAAAGAAATGATGAAAGCTAAGGAGTCTGAAGGGCTAGGAGATACAGTTGAGAAAGTCTTAGAAGCCACAGGTGTAGCTAAGGTGGCTAAATTCTTTCTAGGAGAAGATTGCGGGTGCGAGGAGAGAAAGGAAGTCTTAAACAAGATGTTCCCATATTATAAGCCATTGTGCTTAGAAGAGGATGAGTATTACTTCCTTAGTGAGTTCTTTGCAAAGGGTACTAATCAGATTAAGATACAAGACCAAAGAGATATGCTAAAGATTTATAACAGAGTCTTTAGATTGAAAGTACCTAGAACGACCACCGACTGTTCTAGTTGTGTGAGAGAGATGGTTGGAAACCTTAAGAGGTTGTATAAAGAATACGAAGATTAAGATAAGGGGATTCGAAAGAGTCCCTTTTTTTCTACGTAGTAATACTTAGTAAGTGAAATTAAATAAAAGTTTTTTTAGAAAGTACTTGCAGAAACAAAATAAAGCGTTACCTTTACGTCAGTAAACAAAACAAAAACACACACAATGAAAGCAACTTTAAAATTCCAAACAAACGAACAGGCAAACAACTTCGCATTAGCATATAGCAGAAATACACTAGGTGGTCACATAGTCGGAGATAAAGAGGTTACTGTATTTAACATAGACGAAGATAAAAAAGAGTTTATAGATTCATATGTAAAGAGTTTAAACAAATAAAATAAGGAGTAAGAAGAGAGAGAGCCATTCGAGAGAGTGGCTTTTTTTGTGCAACATTTTCTAAGGTTCGAAGTTATATAAATAATTAATAGTTAATTTGTTTTAAATGGATAAGCGTAAGAATAACGGAGGACACTCTACAAGGTCAAAAGGAAGCGATAAGAGAAAGAATCAGTACAGAGATGCACTAGAACAAGCGAACTCAGTAGAAGATGTCGTAGAAGTCCTTAAAATGGTTAAGACTAAAGCAGTCGAGAAACAAGACATTCAAGCGGGTAAATTATTCCTTGAGTATTACTTAGGTAAACCCGAGACTCAGATAGACATTAAATCTACCGAAGGTGTTAACATAGACTTCAAAGAACTATTCAAGTTTAAGTAGTGATAGAACTCAATAAGAAGTATGAACTGCTAGGGGAGTCCTCTAGGTACTTTGTCGTAACAGGTGGGCGTGGTAGTGGTAAGTCTTACTCAGTCAACTCATTGCTCGTAGCATTGACTTATGAGCGTGGTCACGTTATATTGTTCACGCGTTACACTATGGCGTCTGCTCATATATCTATTATTCCCGAGTTCCTAGAGAAGCTAGAAGAGTTGGATAAGGTAGATGACTTCCATATTACTAAGGATGAGATTACAAACCTACAGACAGGTTCTAAGATTATCTTCAAGGGTATTAAGACTTCAAGCGGTGACCAAACTGCAAACCTTAAATCGTTACAAGGTGTTACTACTTGGGTACTAGATGAGGCAGAAGAATTAGTACACGAAGATATATTCGACAAGATAGACCTATCTATCAGAGCAAAGCATAAAGACAATAGAGTCATTCTAATATTAAACCCTACGACTAAAGAGCATTTCATATACCAAAGATTCTTTGAGGGCAGAGGTGTAGAAGGTGGTAGTAATATGCGTAAGGATGATGTCACATACATACACACTACTTACGAGGATAATAAAGAGAATCTATCAGATAGCTTTCTAAAGCAAATAGAGACGACTAGAGAGCGTAGACCTGAGCGTTATAAGCACCAAATACTCGGAGGTTGGTTAGAGAAGGCAGAAGGCGTCATATTCACTAATTGGAAGCTAGGTAAGTTTAGAGAGGTTACACCGTCAGTATTCGGACAGGATTATGGGTTCTCAAATGACCCTACAACTTTGGTTCAGACATCTATCGATAAAGACAGAAAGACAATCTACCTTAAGCAACATATACATCATCAAGGTTTAACGACATCAGAGATAGCTAGAATGAACCGTAACTTCGCTAAGGATAGTTTGATAGTGGGAGATGGTGCAGAACCTAGACTAATAGCAGAGTTAAATGCTCTAGGGAATAATGTAGTACCCGCAATCAAAGGTGCGGACAGTATTGTTTATGGTATCTCATTGCTACAAGATTACGACCTAGTAATTGACGAAGGAAGCGTTGACCTAGTTAAGGAGTTAAATAACTACAGTTGGTTAGAAAAGAAATCACAGACTCCTACGGATAAATTTAATCACTTAATCGATGCGATTAGATATGCAGTTAGCTATCAACTAAGCAACCCAAACAGAGGTAAATATTCTATACTATGATAGAAGAGATTTCAATAGAGGAGATGGCACAGTATGTAGAGCAATATATCTATGAAGCTAAGGGAGTTCGTGTTAAGCTAATAATGAACCCTAGAAGCCCTAGACAATCGTTCAAGATGTTGAGTGAAGCATACAGTATGGCACGTTACTATAACAGGTTCTATAGATACTAGTTATATAGATATGGAAGTTAATTTAAAAGTACCCAAAGACTTAAGCGAAATAACGCTAAAGCAATACCAAGAATTCTTAAAGATTCAATCTAAGAATAACGATGAGGAATTTATCGCTCAGAAGATGATTAGTATCTTTTGTGGTATAACTATGCTTGAAGTGTTAAAGATTCGTCTAACGTCCTTAAATGACCTTATAGAGCATTTTACCACTATCTTCTCTGCTAAGTCTGAGTTGATAGAAAGGTTTACTTTGAACGGTGTAGAATACGGACACATTCCTAAGCTAGAGGACATGAGTTTTGGAGAGTACATAGACCTAGAAACAAACATACAAGACTTTGATAACTACCATATAGCTATGAGTGCTTTCTACAGACCTATAAAGAATAAGGTTAAGCACATGCATTCGATAGAGGATTATGAACCCTCAGAGGAGAAACAAAGAACTATGCTAGATATGCCTCTAGATGTTGCAATCGGTGCAACGGTTTTTTTTTACAATTTAGAGACCGAGTTACTAAAATGTTCCCTCAGTTATTCAAGACAACAAATGAAGAAGATGAGAGTCAAGACTTCTCAAGTAGGGGACAATTCGCAAAGCAATGGGGATGGTATACTTCAATCTATGCAATCGCAGATGGCGACCTTACAAAGTTCGATACAGTCACGAGACTTAACGTTCTTCAATGTCTCACCTATCTCACATTCGAAAAGCAAAAGAACGAAATAGAACAACAGGAAATAAATAAGATTAGAAAATGATGTACTTCGATTTAATAGACAAGCTAAAAGGTCATATGGATACTGACCCAATTATTAACACAACGACTAAAGGAGATATATTTAAGGTTGACTTATCAAAGCAATCTATATTCCCTTTATGCCATATAATAGTAAACGATGCTACATTGAATGAGAATGTTATATCTTATTCTATTAGTATTATAGCCATGGACATAGTAGACTTCTCTAAGGAAGAGGGCGATGCTTTCAATGGTAACAACAATGAAGATTACGTACTTAACACAATGCTACAGGTATTGACTAGAGCATACGAGATGTTAAGACGCGGAGATTTACATACTGACTTATTCCAAGTAGATGGCACTCCTACATGTGAACCTTTTACGGATAGATTCGAGAACGTTGTGGCGGGTTGGACAATGAACCTTACAATCAATGTTCCTAATGATATGAGTATTTGCTAATGTCTGAGGTACAAAAATATCTAGATGAGTTTAAGAAGAGTGTTATCTCTGAAGCTAAAAGAAATCTACGTAAACAAAAGACTACGGGCAATTTGTCAAAGTCTCTTAAATCGCGTGTAAAGGAGTCTAAGAATAGTATAGAGATTACATTTAAGATGGACGCTTACGGATTCTTTCAAGACCGAGGTGTTAAGGGTACTGAGAGAGGTAAGTCACTAAGCAATTTTAAATATAAAAAAGGTAAAGAGAATGCACCTCCACCTAGAGTATTTAGTCAATGGGCGATAAAGAAGCTACCTAACGCCACAAGAAACGATAAGGGGCAGTTTGTATCTAGAAAGAGTTTACAGTTTGCTCTGAGTAGACATATCCAAAAGAACGGTATCAAGCCCACACTATTCTTTACCAAGCCATTCGAGAAGCATCTTAAGAGGTTACCCGATGAATTAATTGAGAGGTACAAATTAGATATAGAGAAGTTATTTAGTCAGATAGGGAAAA